CTCATACATGAACAAAAGTTCTGGTTGACAATTTTATATAGTAGGTTTAAAATGGATTATAGATAGGAATAGTCTATCAGAAAGAGAGGAAAATAAAATGGTAATCAATGTACACGCGGGTCATAACCCGCACGGAAAAGTAGCTTGCGGTGCTATAGGGCTTATCTCTGAATCTCTCGAGAATAGGCGTGTAAAAGAACTTGTGATTGACGAGTTGCGCAGAATGGGACACACAGTCTATGATTGCACGGTGGAAGACGGAACATCTCAAACTAATGTTTTAACCCGTATTATCAATAAATGCAACGAACACAAGGTTGATTTAGATATTTCAATCCACTTTAATTCTGCCGCCAATTCAGAAGCTAATGGAACAGAGGTATATATTTATGACGAGGATTCGAAAGCAAGTGTTTACGCTGACAATGTGCTTAATGCAATTTGTTCGTTGGGGTTTAAGAACAGGGGCATAAAAACCAACAAGAAGCTAGGCTTTTTACGCCGGACAAAAGCGCCCGCGATGTTAATCGAATGTTGTTTTGTCAATTCGAAAAAAGATATTGCTTTTTACAATCCGCATGAAATGGCGGCGGCAATCGTTTACGGCATCACAGGAACACGGTGTATATGCGAACCGCGAGCAGAGGAGAAAGCTAAGAATGATGAATTGGACGTGTCAAGCGAAAAGATTGATGAATCTAAGATCTATCGTGTATCTGTGCTCGATCAAAAAGGGGCTTTTCACAATATCGAAAATGCACATAATTTGTTAGTAGCGCTTGAAAGTGCCGGATTTAAAGCTATTATAACGGAGGGATAATCATGACAAAATTACAAGAGTATAAGGAAAAAGCTATTGCTTATAGAGTGCGCACAAAATGGGAAAATGTATTACTAGACAGCGTTTGCCCTTATGATGACGGGTCTATAGGTTTATCATTTGCCGTTTGCATTAATTACAAAACGGTAAAATTGGTGACAGTAGTTATTGATAGATACGATTTTGACTTAGACAGGGCTATAAAAAGTATTGACGAACGCATAGCTTGGGCGTTTGCATCCGAGCATTTGCGCAATGTATAACAAAGATTATCTCTTATCTTTGCGCGGAAAAGAGCGGCGCGACATGTACAAAAAGTTAGCGCCGCTTGCTAACAAGCAAAAAGCACGGATTGAAAAAATGGGCTATAAAAAAGAAAGTGTACTGAATGTACTAGGTAAAAGGGATAAATGGAATCCAGACAAGTATTGTCAGCGCGCTTACTTAAAGTTAGTGCGATTTGTGACAGCAAGAAGTCATACATTAACAGGGATAAGAGAAATAAGGCAAGAAAGAACACAAGCACTTAGAAATTTAGGAATATCGGAAGAGTTGCTAAACGATCAAGATTTCTACGCTTTTTTGCACTCTCAAGAGTATAAAAGCTTAAAAATGCGCAATCCGTCAGAGGATATAATAGAAATATATGATTTACTATACAAAGAGGGAAAGTCAGCAAATGAAATAAAGTTAGAACTGCAAGAATATAGTTCGGCAATGCACACATATAAAAAAGGTAGAAGCCTATGGTAATAAAAACATTTTATACGAAAAATGGGAAAGAATATACAAAAAATGAAACAGTTTACACAGTATACGATTATCCATATAATGTAATAAGTTGGAATTATACTACAGTCAGAAAAAAAGGAAAAAGGGCTATTGCTTATATAGATAGCCCTGCAACATTTGATATAGAAACTACAACAATAAACAGCGAAAAACCCTATGCGTTCATGTACCATTGGCAGTTTTGTTACAAAGGAAATGTTTGTTTTGGCACACGGTGGGAAGAATTTACCAAGTTTTTAAGTAAACTAGGAGAATACTTGGAATTATCAGCATCAAAACAATTAGTCATTTATGTCCATAATTTAGCTTATGAATTTATGTTTGCAAAGGATTTTTTATATATTGAATCACTTTTTGCACGAGAATCCCATAAGGTCATAAAATTCAATGCTTGTTTAAAGTCTGATTATCTAAAAACAGTAAATAGGCTAGATGTTTCACGTGAAACTTTTCCTCATTTTGAGTTTAGATGTTCATATTTTTTATCAAATATGAGTTTAGCAAAGTTTTGCGAAAATTCAAAATTTTGTATCCATCGCAAATTAGAAGATAGATATGATTATAAAAAAATAAGGACACCAGATACTCCGCAAACAGAAACAGAGTTAGCATACGATTATAACGATGTAAAAGGACTAGAGGAATGCATCTTATCAAAAATGGATGATTATAATGATACGTTAGCAACAATACCTTTGACCTCGACAGGATATGTTCGTCGTGAAATGCGCAAAGCTTGCAGAGCGGACAAAAATTACAGAGAATTATTTGAAAGTCTAATGCCTACACCGGAAGTATATACACTATTGCGAAAAGCTTTTCGCGGTGGAAATACTCACGCTAGTAGATATTATGCTGATGCAATAATAGACAGCGTTTACAGTATGGATAGAGTGTCAAGTTATCCATCATGTATATGCTCGGATTTATACCCTATGACACCGTTTATAGAGTATACACCAAAAAACTTTACACAATTATTATCTGATTGTAACAAAAAACAAAACGCTATCATTATGCAAGTAACATTTAAAACTATAGCAGTACATGACGATGTTACAGTGCCATATATTGATTTTGCGCATTGTACATCTTTTAGCAAAGATTATATAAACGACAACGGGCGCGTGTTATCGGCTGATTGGGTAACGTATGCTTGCACCGAACTAGACTTTATCATTATATGCAATCAATACCATTTTGAAGATATAGAGTGGTTATGTGGATATATGGCGAAAAAAGATTATCTGCCTGCACCAATAGTTAGCACGATGTTAGAGTTTTACGACAAAAAGACTCAACTTAAAGATGTAGCGGGGAAAGAATACGAGTATATGAAAAGCAAAAACAGCTTAAATTCTGTTTTTGGTACTATGGTAACTGACATCTGTCATAATGAAATAGTTTACGATAACGGAGAATGGACTAAGGTTACGTCGGATTTAATAGAATCAATAGCGCAGTACTCTACATCAAAGAACTCTTTTTTACTCTATCAATGGGGTGTATATATTACAGTTAATGCTAGATGGGAGCTACAAAAGATGATTGACGCGGTGGGGTGGGATTTTGTTTACGCCGACACAGATAGTGTTAAATTTATAAATAAAAAGCATTTACAAAGCTTTAAAGATCGGAATGATTACTTATTAACAAAGTATCAACGTTATCGTAATTATGCAGATCGTCAAAATGAGGATGGCACTACAACTCGTTATTATTTAGGTGTTTGGGATGATGATGGCTTTTATAAAAAGTTTAAAACGCTTGGAGCTAAAAAGTACGCGTATATATCTGATGATAAAGATAAAAAAACAGGAGAAATAAGAAAAGACGTTTTGCATGTAACGGTATCTGGTTTATCCAAGGAAAAAGGCGCGGCAGAACTAAAGCGCGGAAACGGCATAGCTGATTTTAAAATTGGAAAGCTTTTTACTGATTCTGGACGCACAGTTTCTTATTTTAACGAATCGAACATACATTCGATAACAATAACAGATTATACGGGCAAAGACTCAACGTTTACAACAGCGTCAAACATTGCGATTGTAGACACAACTTATACTTTAGGTATTACGGATGAATATTCAGAAATCATAGGCAGAAATTTTATAGATAATTGCGAATAATGCTTGATACATATGATACATGGGTATATAATACATAGTATAAGGATAACAAACAAGAAAGTGAGGATTATTGTATGAAAATAAGCAAAGAAGAAGCTGTGTATGCAGTGTTAAAAATGGTGGTTGATGATAAAATTAGTTTGCACATGATTTACAACGGACTATGGTTATATAATTTATTAGTAGGACTTGGTCTATCAACTCCAGAAGTTATAGACGCTAACCTTGAGATAAAAGAAACAATTCTAAACTGTTTAAAAGAAGAATTTAAAAATTTAGAAAAAACTTCTTGACATTTCCGGCAATAAGCGTATAATAGATAATGTAAGGAACATATAAACAACGCAACAAAACAGAAAGTGAGGAAAACAAAAATGACATTATTTGATTTATTCACAGCGAACGCAGAATGGGATACAAACACAGAATTAACTATTAGCTACAATCATTTAGGTGATACTAAATGGGATTCTGGACAGGCGTTAGACATAATTTATAAATATGAAAAATTTGAGGTTTTAAGTTTTTATAAAAACTCATTATTTTTAAGAGAGCAAGAATAGCCGAAACGCTCTAACGGGCGTTACCAATAATAGTTGCAAACAAGAAAGCGAGGAAACACAATGGTAAGAATCTCAACAGAAACACAGTACAATCTTAAATACGCAGTTGAAAAAGGCGAAACGCGCTACACAAATTCAACTCACACATATTACTTAGACCGTATTTATTCATCGTTTGAAGAACCGGATACAGAAGTATACGATGTTATCAGAGTTACAAGAAGAGCGAACAAAGATCTTGGACGTTTAGTAGAAGCGGAAGAAGTTGGTTATATTAATTTCTATGTAGACAGGGAATTTCATAAAACTGAATTTTTCAGATAAGCCGAAACGGGAGATCCGCTCTCCCGTCACTGGAAAGATAGCAACTTACAGTCTGACGATGGCAAGCTAGTAACACTTACAAGTCATTCAGTTTCGCTACATTATACAAAGAAAGAGAGGAAACAAAAAATGGAAAAGGTAATTTCCAGAACCATCCCAAAATCCGTAACATACCAGATCATGACGGTATCGCCAACAGACGGCATTAAAATGGGAGACCTTGTAGAATGGGATCATGAGATTACAACAGCGGCGGAGAGAGACGAGATTTTAGGGTCTTTCGGTATTGCAAAGGGTAATCTGATTGAGGTTGACCGGAAAGAGGAAACACGCTTTATGCCGTTGTCCACGTTCATTGAGAATTCAATGACAGCAGAAGAGTATGATGCCTACAAAGCGTCAAAGAAGTAAAGATCACGCAAGCAACACTTTAAATGTTTCACGTGAAACATGCTTGCGCAATTATTCAAATCAAATCCAATTAGAGAAAAGGAGAGAAAATTATGTTATACGCAACAGGTAAGGTTTATTCCACATTTTCAAACGATGGCAAGTTTTCCATTATGGTAGAGATTACAGACGAAGCCGCGGCGGAGCTGATCGAAAAAGCGGGTCTGAACACAGAGATTGATTGTCCGGTCAAGACGTCCGATGACGGCACAAAGCTTGTAAAGGCGCACACGCAGTTCAGTTTTCCGGTCTATCTTGACGGTGTCGAGCAGAACCCTGACGACGAGACAGCAATTAAGGCGGAAGAGATCGGTGCTGATTCAGAGGTAGAAATCGCGTTTAAGGTTGTTGAGGGCAAGTATAAGGGAAAGAAGTACCAGAGTGCTTATCTCAAGGGCATTGACATTTCCAAGCTCGTTCCCGCAGAACCGTACAACCCGTTTAATCGGTAAGATCGCCGTGCAATGCCATTCACGGCATTGCACGGCGTAAGAATGGCATTTATGGCATGTACGGCAAAACCGGCATGGAGCGGCAAGGCTTGCCGTACATGGCATAAAACAACAATTTATGTGGTACTATTGCATAGACTTCAATTACGAAATTCCTCCTAATCCTTACAAAAAATGTCCTAAGTCCGCGTAATTGGAGTCTATGGAGTAGTACCGGATTGGTTTTTGTGGGCGTAAACCGACGGGAAAAACCGTGCCCCGCGCCGTGGTTGGTGCGAGCCGATACCGCGAAACTCTAAAACTATTAATGCGGCGGTAATTCTGTTAATTGCTACCGCCGCAGAAAAGAGGAGAAAATGAGTATTGTAATTGTATTGCTGTTTATTGTGCTTGATTTTATCACGGGAATTGTTATGGCAGTTAAAAACAGTAATTTTAACAGCAGTGTGATGCGTGACGGACTTTTTAACAAGTTCGGTGAAATCGTCATTGTGGCTGTTGGGTTTTTGATTGACTACGGACAGAGTTTTCTTGATATGGGCTTTAGCGTTCCGGTGCTTGAGAGTATTTGTGTATATATTATTTTGATGGAAATCGGCAGTATTTTGGAAAATGTCAGCCGGATAAATAAAAGCTTAGTGCCAGAAAAGATAAGAGAGATCTTGGAGAAAGCGCCTAAGAAATAAGAAATGTTTCACGTGAAACATTTCTATATTGGGCTATAGTTTAACGGTAGAACAGCAGATTTTGACTCTGCCAATGCGGGTTCGATTCCCGCTAGTCCAGTTTAAGGGGGAAATGCAATGGCTTTTTATAATCTTGACAGTATAAAAAATGTGAAAGACTTAGATAACGAAGAACCTATTTTGCGAATGATTATTGGAAACCGTAGTGCAGGAAAGACAACGGCACTTTTAATTGAAAGTTTGAAAAATGTACAGAATGATAAACAGGTTGTCTTTTTGTATCGGACACAGGACGAAATTTCAAGCAGTGGAAAAATGTACGAGGATGTGTTAGATATTTACCCAGAGTATGGAAAAGTTGTGACTAATAAAAGCATTGTAAAAGGTCTAATCAGTGCAATGATGTTACATGATAAAGATGATAATGCTAAATTACTTGGATACGCGGTATATTTTAACAATACAGATAAACTTAAAAAGTATAGCCCAATGTTTAAAGACGTTAGTATGATTGTTTTTGATGAATTTGTACTTGAAAACAATGGCTATTTGAAAAACGAAATAACAAAGTTTGAGAGTACTTTGAGAACGATCTGTAGAGGTAAAGGGAAACAAGTACGAGAAGTACCAACTTATTTAATGGCGAATTATATAACGCTTTTAAATCCGTATTTTATTTATTTTGGCATTCACAAAAGACTGAGGGATAACACTAATTTTTTGCGGGGGCATGGATGGGTTGCGCAATTTGTTATTAACAAGGACGCGCAAAACGCCATGAACGAAAGCAAATTTGCAAAGGTGTTTAAAAATAGCCAGTATCAAAAGAGTAGCGCGGATGGCGTGTATCTATGTGATGCAAGCGCTTTTGTCGAAAGCGTAAGCGGAAACAGCCGTTATATTTTTACGCTCGTTTGTGGGAAAGATAGCTATGCAGTCAGAGAGTACCCAGAAAAAGGTATTGTGTATATTGATAGGACTGTCGATCAGAGTTGTAAATATCGCTTTACGTTTGACGCGAGCAGTCATAACGCCGATACTTTGATGTTGAGTAGCCAAAGTTTTATTTATGATTATCTCAAGCGGAGTTATGACTTAGGGTTGTTGAGGTTTAAAGATCTGAAATGTAAAGATATTGTGCTTGATATACTTAGTGTGAGGTTGATGTGATGGGTAGACGATCTGATTATCGTGATTATGGTTACACTAGAGCAGTTTGGAACGGCTTATATAATTTAATCAACAACGAAATAGGCTTAGCCGCGTTGCTTGGTAACTTATGGGCGGAGAGTGGAATTGTGCCTTATAGATGCGAAAACGATAATAATAGTACAAATTTTTTTAATAGAAGCCGCATTTATACTAACAGTGTAGATAATGGTACTATAACGCGCGAACAATTTATAAACAGCGGTTTAGACGGAGATACAGTGCATAAGGGTTATGGGTTGGCACAATGGACATACTACACACGTAAGACAGGTTATTATGATGCATGGAAAAGCGGTGGATATAGTAGTATAGGTAGCATTGAATTAGCGCTTTATTATTTAAGTTACGAACTAGAAACATCATTTTCGAGCACTCTTGAGGTTTTACGAAATGCTACAGATATGCGCACAGCGAGCACATATGTGCTTAAAAACTTTGAAAATCCAACCTTGCAGGGGCAAGATGTCCAAGATTATCGTTTTGCTTGTAGTATGGATGTTTACGACGATATGCATGGTAACTTGCCGCCGGAAATAAAAGTCTTGACAATAGACCCTATTAGTGCTAGTATAGTAGATGGGGGGAGCGTTAGAATTACAGTTAATGCTAACTCTGAATGGACTTATAATCTTGGACAGTATTTAGCCGCGACAAAAGAAGATAATGCTTTGATAGTTATCGGCAACGCAAACGGCGCGCAAGTTACAAGCGTTGTAAACTTTTGGTTGGTGGATGATAGGAACGTTACTGCACAATGTCAGATTGGTATAAACAGACCCGCGCCACCTGTGCCAGAAATTAACGTTACACCCTATAGCCAGAGAGCAAACGTTGGTACTGTTGTTAGGTTTAATGTAAGATCAAATTATGATTGGGGAGTTAATGTACCATATGGTGCAAAACTTGTTAAAAAAGAAAGAGGTTATTGCTATATTAAAGTAAACAGCACAGCATTGCGACGTGTTATTATACGGTTTTTTGTTTTAAGCGATACAAATATTTATCAAAATTGTACAATCAATATATCCGGCGTAGCACCTATTCCAAGTGCGAGAAAAACACCGTTTATATACTATTTAAAACCATTTTTAGGGAAAGGAAGGTAGAAAAAATGACAGCAGATGAAGCTTTAAAAGCAATCTTAGGCAAGATTGACGCGCCGGAAGAATTGGATGAAGAAATCAATGTTATTACAGAATCCATCAGAAGCGGCGCAAATGTAACAGATGACGGCTACAAGGAACGGTATGAGGGCTTGCGCGAAAAGTACATTGCGCGTTTTGGCGAGATGTTAGCCGGACAGGAAACACCGCGAACGGACATTGAAGAGCCTAAAGCAGATGTAAGTGTGATCGAAGATGTAACGCCGGAAATGCTTGATTTTGATGGCAGTACAGAGTAAGAGAGGAGAAAGAAATGGGTAATAAAGTACCGGCTACAAACGTAGCCATTTTGAACGCAGTGCGATCAATGCAGAGCTTGGAATATCAAAACAGAATTCCAGAAGCGACAGCAGAGAATATCTCAAGTATATATGAGAGTTTGTTGAACATTGTTCCGTTGCGTAACGCGTTTGCTAATGCTCTGGTTGAGCAGATCATGGAACAGAGGATTGAGACGGTCTTTTTCGAAAATCCTCTGGGAGTCCTCAAAAGAGACCCTATGCGCTACGGCGGAACGGAAGAAGAAATTTTTATTAACATGGCAAAGGGCAAGCAGTTTAACCAGTTTGCTACAGTAGCAGAGTTATACGCTTACTACCAGTCAAGCGTCATGGCGGCTTACCATAAGATCACACCGGCTATCCAGTACGCGGTTACAGTTACTTTTGACAACTTGCGTACGGCGTTTAGATCGGAGTACGGCGTGCGCGATCTGATTAACGCAAAAGTACAGAGTCTTTTTGCGGCGGCAAATTGGGATGAATATTTGTGCATGAAGCGTCTGATTGAGAGCGCGAGTGCGGCAGATCAGCTTTATGCGGTCAATGTTGCAGACCCTACAGCGAGCGCAGAAAACGCGAAGAAGCTGACAAAGCTTGTAAAAGCTTACATTGGACAGATGAAATTTCCCCATCCCGAGTACAACATTGCCGGAGCAGACAGTTGCGCAAACGATCAGACAATCTTTTATATCACAACGCCGGAAATTGACGCGGAACTAGACGTTGAAGTGCTTGCAACAGCCTTTAACATGGATAAAGTTGACATCAATGTCCGCAAAATTATCATTGACAAGTTTGACGACCCCAATATCAAGCTTGCACTGTTTGACATGAGATTTTTTAATGTACGTGAGAATTTCCGGACACTGACCGATTCGAGAAACGGCGCGGCGCTGACTTGGAACTACTTTTACACAATGAGCGAAATGTTTTCTTATTCTCCGTTTTTCCCCTGCATTGTTTTTACTACAGATACTGTCGGTCTTACAACCGTAAGCGTTACAGATACCGCCGGAAATGTGGGAACAGACGTGGAGATCACAGCATTAGTAACCGGAGACAGCCAGTACACGCCGCAGATGCTCGATTTTGATGTTGAGGGTGCGACGAGCCAGTATACAAGTTTTATTCCGGGGTCTAATATCTTGCATATTGCAAATGACGAAAAAGCGGCAACGCTTACCGTTAAAGCGACATCAAGATATAATAGCGCGATCAGCGGAACTGGTACTGTTACAGTTAATCAGTAAACGTTTCACGTGAAACATTGATTTAAGGGGAGCATAATGCTCCCCTAGAAATGAGGAAAAACATGGATAGCATGATACCTATGCCAACACAAAAAAACGTAGACGGAATAGCGCCTGTTGCGCAAGTGAGGATATGCAGAGGTATACCTTGGGATTCGTCCTACAATCATGTAAGGCTTTTCAATAGCCGAGAAGAACTTTTTGCATATGTTGATAGCAAAGCGATCTACGCTACTGACAACGCCGCACCAGTCAAGCGTGGTTATGCAGACTTTGCCGCACCCGTAAACGAATTATACGCTGACAGCGCAAATTATATTGCTTTTAAAAATGTAGGATATATGGACAACTGGGCGTATGGATTTATAACAAATGTCGAGCCGCTGTCGGTTAATTCGTGCAGAGTGAATTTTATCATGGACGTTTGGACAAATTGCCAATTTGATATGGTATTAAATAAGTGCTATATCGAGCGCCAAATTGTAAAAAAGTCTGATGATGTTATAGGCAAGTATACATTTCCCGAAGGATTAGAGACAGGAGAGTATATCGTTAAACAAGAAACGGAACAGAATTATGATGCGCCGGAACTAAGTGACCGAAACATTATGAGCGTTGTTATTCCAAGTGCGTTTGACGAGAGCGGAAATTTTAACGGCGGCGAATTTAGAGATGGCGTGTATACTGCCATCACTTATAACGTTTTTGATAATGGAGACGGCGTAAACGAATTTTTAATTGCCGCTAACGCAAACGGTACGATCGACGGAATTTTAAACGCGTTTATGATGCCTACAAGCTTTATCGCCGAAGAAACACAATTTAAACAGTTAAATTTACCTAAAAAATACGATAGTATTGATGGATATGTACCAAAAAACAAAAAGTTATTTTGTTATCCGTATAATTTTTTATACGGAAATAACAATAATGGCACGGGCATTGAATACAAATATGAATACTTTTCCAGTGATGCTTGCAGTTTTACCTACACAGTAGCCATGACACCGAACCCGTTATTAGTATCTTATCCAATCCAGTATAAAGGTTTTGCACAGGATTATACTGATATGCTTACGTTTTCGGACTATCCAAAATGTGCGATAATGACAGATGCATACAAAGCATATGTTGCACAGATGACAAGTACGGCGGGTGCAAGTGCTTTAATGAGTGCGGGAAGTGTGGTATCACAGGGAGTTGACACAGCCGCCGGAGTTTTTAGTGGAGTTGGTAAAGCTTTAAGCGGTGCGGGCTTTGGATTTTTAGGTGCGGCGGCAAGCGGCACAGGAAGCGCTTTAGCAACAGGAAAGCAAGCCGCGAGTGATGCTTTTAAGTCTAGCCCACTTGCGACACTTAGTAGCACTGATTGGTCGGAAGTCATTGGAAACGGTATAAAATCGGTAGTTAATCATTTTTTACAACCAAGCGGAAATGTAACTACTTCTAGCGGCAATGCTAGTAAGATTATCGGTAACGATCACATCAGCTATTATCCTATGCAAATTCGCGCAGAGTATGCACGCAAAATTGACGACTATTTTACGATGTTTGGCTATAAGATAGGCGAGATTGGTACACCATCAATCCACAACCGGAGCGCGTGGGATTTTGTCAAAACACGTAATTGCACAATCAGCGGAAACATTGATTTAGATTACCTTGTCATTTTGCGATCTATTTTTGATCGTGGTGTGACAATATGGCATACTAATGACATTGGTAATTATGGACTTGCAAACAACTAACGGAAGAGGTAGAACAATGAAAGATTATCAAAAGTATTTAAACAAATTGTACAAAATATACGATGAATTATTTGTCTGGACTGGATTACCGGATGAAAAAACTATAAATACGGCAGAAGGGAGTAAAAATGAAAAATCAATCAAAAGACGCTGAATATTTTAGCGTGCCGCAGTATCGTAATTATTATGTGCGATATTTTAATATGTTACATGAAATGATTGTGAACCGCTTTGAGTGGCTAGGATTGCCGGACGAAATTCCGCCAAGAGTAATCGAAGATTATCTTTTTTGGTGGGGGCAAGCAGTATTTTTTGAGGATGATGTGCTTAAAAAATATGCTATTATGAAAACCAATATGGGCGGAACTGTAGATATTTACGGCGTACCGAACATGCGTTTTGCATATGCGCAACAGTATTTTAAGGCACTGGGAAAAAATAATAGCGTCATTATCTGGGATAGCAATGTGGGATATCCTAGTGTAGATTATGTGCAGATGTATGCGGAGAGTTTGGCAAATATGAGGATGACTAGAAACCTTAATATTTATGCACAGAGAACACCAATAGCAATAGCGGCTAGTGAAAATCAGCGACTAAGCATAAAAAATTTATTTAAGCAGTATAATGATTTTGTGCCATTTATTGCAGTTAAAGACGGTGTCACAAATCTCGATAATGTCAAAGTCCTTAAGCTTGATGCACCTAACGTGTTTGGTGATCTCACAACAGCAATGCGGCAAGAAATCACAGACTTTTGCGTACAATTTGGTATTAGCAACATTGACGGCGCAAAAAAAGAGCGTTTAATTACAAGCGAAGTCGAACAAAATGCTGACCTCACGTTAATTAACCGCCAGTCTTTTTTAGGTGTGCGAAAACGTGCTTGTGAACAGATTAACCGTTTGTTTGGACTTGAGGTTAATGTGCAATACATCGGGAGTGGTTTAGGCGTGGAGCGAAAAGAAAACCTTGCAAATGGGGGTGGCGAAAATGGCAACATTTACAACCAGAATTAGAGACTACATTGAAAGCTTTACGGACTGGAAAGACATAAACGCTACTACTTACGACAAAATCAATAAAGGTATGTCTAAGCTTTTCGACTTTACGTTTCCATGGTACAATGACGATGAATCAAGTAAAACAGAGTTCGAACGTATGTTTATCATACACTTTTACATGTGTGAAATCGGCTTTGAAACGATTGGTCTTTTTAAGCTTAAACTTAATGATACATTACGGCGCAACATGCCTAGATACAAGGCGTTGTATGACAGTAATTTGAGTGTCGCGCAGATTTTAGAAAATACAAACATGACGTTTGACGACACTGACACGAGCGACGGAAACAACAAATCAGAAGCAGAAAGAACCATGAGCGACACTAACAACAGTAGCGCTAATGACCAACGAATTAACAGTGATAACCCACAAGTTAATTTTTCCGGTACAGACTATGCGTCCGGCATGACTAGAGGTCAAAGCACAGGAGAGGACAGGCGCGCAGTTAGTGAAAAAAACACAGGCAAGAGTAACACATCAATTCTAGACACTAGCCATCGGACAGAAAAAGGATGGCGTGGAAGTAAGATGAATGAACTTGTGATGTATCGTGAACACATTGTAAATGTCAACAACGCTATCATTGCGGATTGCGAAGAATTATTTATGTCAATATTTGACGATTTTTCCGAACATGGTAACGATTTTAATATGATGGCGTACGGAAACCGCGGAAACTTAGGTTTATCTATTGATTGGATGCGGTAGAGAGGAGTAGAAAATGGCGAACAAAATCAACCCTTTTGACCCTAATGTAAATTCTGGGCTGTACAACGTGCACTTTCCTGACTTTGCGTTTTGGTTGCAAAAAACTCAACCACTTGTTTATGATGATGCGCTCTCGTATTATGAGGTATTATGCCGGATTAGCGCAATGCTTAATCAGCTTATTAAACAAGTCAATGACCTTACAGATGCGCAAAAAAAGTTTATTAAAGATGCTACTGACCTTTTAAACAAAATCATCGAAAATTGGAATAATATAGTTGACGAATTTAACAGCATGAAAAACGAGTTTGATAATATTAAAAATGAATTTAACAATATGAAAAACGAGTTTGATAATATTAAAAATGAATTTAACAATATGAAAAACGAATTTAATCAATGGAAGCAGTTAATCGCACAGTGGACAACGCAGATGGAGCAGTGGGGGGATGAATTTAATAATTGGAGAAATGAATTTAACGAATGGATTAAAAAACTTGAAGAATTTATCCAGAAGATCGAGAACGAGTGGAACGACTACAAAAATGAAATTAACAATGAAATCTCAAATATACAAGGCGACGTAACCAATATAACAGTAAGCGTTGACGTAATGCCGATCAAAAAACGTGGACATATTAATGTACACGCCGCGGGAAGCGAACATAGCGACACTAACTACGGCAGTATGGACTGGTATGACCTTGTTTACCCAGAAGTTACTATACGCTTTATTAGCGCTATTATCTCCGCAACATTTAATGCAGTGCCGGAAGGAGTTACCGGAGCGAAACGCTTAGGACATTTTATAACTGAAAATGTCGATATTGATGACCCCAATTTTACATATCTTGTAGACCTTTTAAGCAATCCGGCTTTCGGTGGTGCTAGCGTGTACAATAACACCAAAAATATTTATTACCCCGCAGTTATTAACTTCCCAAAAAAGCCAAGCGCAAGCACCGAGTATGATATATTAGTGCCATCATGGGCTACTGTAGACAGTGGAGACACGTGTTTGTTTTATATTTACGAAGGCGGTAAGACGCAGTTGGGTACTACTACACCGGATTGGTATAAAAATAATGTGCATTAGAGAGGAGAAATATGTATAAAAAAGATTACCACCCAGACACAGGCTTGATTTTTAAAACAAAAAATTACGGTTTCGACAGCCCGAAAAGCGTACCGCTTGAACCGTTGAGCAATGCCATTGTTCAGATTGATGCGGCGCTGAAAAAAGAAGAAACGGAAAGAATCACAGAAGATGTAAGAATCAACGCAAGAGTCGATAAAGAAATAACAGACAGAGAAAACACAGATATATCCATTAGCAACAGGCTTACTGAATATATAGTAGAAATGGGATCAGCTACTAGAAATCTAACTGATGCAAATAATGCAATCGGGTCAAGAAGAAATGTACATTCATGTGTATACGGTGTTGGAAACTATCTAAGTGTAGTAAGTATACGTGGAAAGTTCAAAGGCACTGTAAACATTTCGCTTGCAGAAATTGGATTAAAAAAATCAACTACTACATCTAGACATTATAACACTGATATCCAAGGTACTTTAATTTCCACGGTTAGGTCAAATATAGACAACTCTAAACTGTGTAATATTGCCGTAAGAGCTAACCAAACTTTGTTTGAAGTTAGAACAAATATCTCACCAGATGATGATTTTGAATACTTTGCTACGACATTTATAATCGAACGTAATATAGGATAAC